GTCAACTGCATGAAATTCAAAACCGGCGTGCTTGGCAGCGACGGCACGGCTCAGGTGACCATCCCCACGCGGGTGATGGTGTAAGCCGCGCGGCAGAAAAGGAGATTAGACGAACATGTTTCCCACCCTCACCCCTCAGCAGTACCAGCAAAACCTCGCACGCCTCCGCTCCGGAATGTCTCTCGACGCCGCGGCGGAAGCATCCACCGGCCAAGTATTCCTCCAGTCGGAACTGACGCGCATCGATCCGGTGTTGCGCATGCCGCTGGAAAATTACACGCACTACCGCGACATTCCGATGCCCTCCGGCGGAGGCTGGATGGACTTCGAAGTCGCGCGCAACGTGGACTTCCGCGGCCCGCAGGACGGCAGCACCGGCACCGACTCGAATGATGTTCGCGTGATCGAGTACAACACCGACCAGGATGTCTGGCCGACCCTGCCTTATCAGGTCAACGTCCGCATCCCGCTCATCGAATCGCTGAAGATGGCGACCACCGGACGATCCCCGCAGGATCTTCTCGACAAGGCGGTGCGCGTCGATTGGCAGAAGTCTCTCGACGTCCGCGTCTATCAGGGAATCAAGGGCAACACCGGTTTGGTGAACAGCCCCATCGTCACCTCGCAACTGGTGGTTGCTGGCGCCGCTGGCCCGCGCACTTGGGCCTCGAAGACGCCGCAGGAAATCTACAACGATTTCAACACCATGGCGTACACGGCCTGGAACAACGCGGGCGGCTCTCCGCTGGCAATTCCCGACCGCTACCTCGTCCCCGGCTCGCAGTGGTCCGCGCTCACTCAGCCCATGGTGGTTGGCGGCACTCCGCTGGCTCTCAGCGTGGCGCAGTACCTGAAGGAAAACGGCTTCGCTAAGACCTTCGGCATCACGCCGGAGATTTACCCGCTGCCCGTGTGGCTCGAAACCGCTGGCGCCAGTTCTTCCAAGCGCGTCATTTCCTACCGCTTCGATCAGGACTGCCTCAGCTTCACTCTGTTGCAGAACATCCAGCGCATGGGCGGCCCGCTGTCCGTGCAGGCTGGTGCGTTCCTCATCACCTACGTCGGCAATACCGGCGTGGTGAAGGTCAACCGTCCGCAGACGATCAACTATTGGGATGGAGTATAAGAGGCGGTTATGTTGATCATCACCAGACAGACATACCGCTTCACGGACAAGGACAAGCCGGATATCTTCGTCAAGCCGTCGAAGGAACCGCAGAGCGTTCCCGACGACCTGAAGACATACCCCCTGTTTGAGATGGCAGCGAAAGACGGCTCCGTGACCGTGGTCGAGATTCCCGGCGCACCGGCGCCCGAAACTGCACCCGATCCGGAACCGGACCCGGCTCCGGATGCAAGGCCAGATCCGAAACCCGCCAAGGGCAAGTAGCCATTCCCCTCCTGAGTGCGACTTGAGGGGCGGCCTTGTAAACCGCCCCTCGTTTTTCCATGGAACCATCGCTAAACCTTTTCTTCGACGATCTCTGTAGCGGCTTCGGCTGGGACTGGGGCGCGCTCACCGTGGGCGTCGTCTGCGGTACCAATCCGCCGTACGGAGTCGCCGATTTCTTCGCTGTCTTCCCCAAGTTCTTCGGGGTAGCGACCGCAATTCAGGCCGCGACCACAACTGGATCCGCCGTGGTGCAAGGCACCGGTACAACATGGCTCTCGGCAGGATTCGCCGCTGGCCAACTGGCGAACTCGCCGGCATTCCCGGCCGGGACACTCATTACCAGCGTGGACTCCGATACGCAGATCACGCTCTCTCAACCGGCGACCGCCACGGGCAACGCGACCATTTCAGTGTTCGCCGCGCCGCTCGTGCCGATGGCCGTTCTCACCATGTACATCACGCTCGCTTCCGGCTCGCTGGTTCAAGCTCGCTGGCTGGATACGTGGCTGTACGCGATGGCGCTTTATTGTGCTCACTTTTGCACACTCTACCTGCAATCCGATGGCAGCACATGCACCGCTCCTGGGGCGGTAGCCGCATCGGGATTGGCGCGCGGGATCGCCACCTCCAAGGGTGTTGGAGGCGTGAGTTTCGGATTCCAGCCGGTCCAGGGGCTGGAGCAGTGGGCGGCGTGGACCCTCACCAGTTACGGAACGCAACTCGCGAGCTTCGCTAAGACCGTGGGCGCGGGGCCGGTTTGGGTTCCCTGACGAGGTCCGGTCTTGACTGACGGCTTCAGAACCGTCTTCAGGTTTGGTTTTTCTCCGCGCTTGAGCGCATCGATGTACTCGCCGAGAGACACAGGTTCCAGTATAGATGGCGGCCAAGGTCACCAAGAAAGGCCCCGGGCTTGTTGCTATCGCGCACGACCTGAAGCGTCTCGAAAAAAGCGAAGTCCTGGTGGGCATCCCGGCTAATAAGACGCTTCGCAAGGGAGGCAAGATCAACAACGCCAGTTTGTTATTCATCTTGTCCAAAGGGTCACCGATCAACCACATTCCGCCGCGGCCCGTCCTGGAGCCGAGTATTGAGGAAAACAAAAAGATCATCGCTCCACATCTCGGCGCGGCGGCCAAAGCAATTCTGGACAAGCGACCGGACCAGGCGCAACGCGAATTGGAACTCGCCGGCACGCTGGCTTCGGATGCGGCCAAGCGGTACATCACCAGCGGCGAACTGGCACCGAATGCGCCATCCACGATCGCGCGAAAGGGCAGCGATCAGCCGCTGATCGACACCGGGGCGCTGCGGCGCTCTATAACATTTGTCGTTCGTGAAGAGAAATGATTTCCCTCGGCGAACTCACCTACGACCCCGACTTGGGCCAGTGCGTCACGATCATTCGCACCACCGGCTCGTTTCAGCAGGGCGGCTGGCGGGGCACGGAGGCGCAAGTTCAGGCGTACGGAATCGTGACGATCGCGAGCGCCAAGGACCTGCAACAACTTCCCGAGGGAGACCGCGTACGCGGATCGCTGATGTTCGTGACGGAAACTCCGATCTATACGACGTCGGCGGCTGGCTCGCAAATCAGCGACGAAATCATCTGGAACGGTGAGCGGTATCGCGTGCAGCAAGTTGAGCCCTGGACGCAGTACGGCATGTACGTGGCCGTGCTCGTGAGGATGGCTGGCAACTAATGTCCACCGTAACCTATCCGAACGGCCAGACGCTCACGTCTTCGGCGCTCACCCCGGTGGCGCTCGCGACGCTGCTTCAGCCGCTCATCGCGCAGGCGCTCGGAATTGATCCGACCGCGCCGACGGCATGGAGCGCAGTTCGCATCGACTGGCCGACGGTTGGGCAGCCGGTAGGCGGCATCTCCGAAGATATCTGCTTCATCCGCGCGACAGCAGACAACGCGCCGTTCAGCCGCGTCCGCGATCAGGAGTACTCACCGCTCAATAGCCAGAGCCTGACGCAGAATATGGGATTCACCCAGGTCTGGAATCTTCACCTGACGGCGTACGGTCCCAACTGTTTCGACCGGCTCCGAGAGATCGTTTCGGCGTTCTCTTTCGATTGGCTGTGCCAGTCGCTTGCCGCCGCGAATCTCTACCCTGTTCCTGATTGGCAGCGTCCGCAATACGCGCCTGATCTATTCCAGGGTCAATGGTGGCCGCGCGCCGATGTTGATCTGAAATTGTACGAGTCCGTAACCGAGTCCACCACCGCACCCAGCGCCGCCGGTGTGGACGTCACCCTCCAGCCGGATACCGGCGCGGCAGTCGAATTCGAAATCACCGCGTAGCCGAACGGCTCGCAAACCAGAAAGGAAGCTTCTCATGTCCACCTCTTTGCCGCTTTCCTCCATCGTCGGAGTCAGCGTAGTCGTTTCTCCGGTCGCGTCGCCGGGGCCGAGTTTTAATCAGGCGCTCATCGTTGGGCCGAGCACGGTCATTCCGTCCGTTGGCGCGAACTCCCGCGTTCAGCTTTACCAGTCGTTGCTCGCGATGCAGCAGGCCGAGTTCAGCATAACGTCGCCCGAATACCTCGCCGCAGAGCTGTACTTCGGCCAACGGCCTCAGCCCACCTTCCTGTGGATCGGGCGGCAGGATCTCACCGCGATTGAGACCGCCATCGTCGGCGCCAGCGGCGGAACCGGATATACCGTGGGAGACATTCTCACCGTGGTCCAGTCGGGCGCGAGCGCCGGGCAGTTCAAAGTTACAACCATCGGCGGCGGCGGCGTGGTAACGGGCATCTCGCGAGTCGCTGGTGGCACGGGATACTCTGTCGCGACTAACCTTGCGACCACCGGCGGCACCGGAACCGGGGCCGAGATCAATGTCTCAACGATTGGAGAAAGCGCGGTCGAAGCGGTTTCCGCCTGTCGCCTCGCCCAGCCCGACTGGTACGCCTGCATGTTCGTGGG